GTTTTTGCTGCAGCAATTGCTTCTACAAGAGAATCTCCGATATACACATCCCGGCCGAAGTTCACGAGTACGGTTTGGTAAATATTTGGCATTTCAGTGGTCCTTTTCATCATCATATATACAGTATACATTATTTCTAAAAATATGTACAACACTATTTTACAATGGGCCAGGCCAAACCAGACTTTACGCTGCCATCCTCATTCAGTTCCCACTTCACTTGTGCGGTTACTTCTTTGTTTACCACAGCGAGATCTGTGCATACAAGGCTTTTAAGAATCGGTGCTGTTACTGCCACGCCAATAAGAAAACCAAAGGAGACAGCAATCATAACAACGGAAAGAATGGGGTTTTTAATTATCAACACAGCATATATCCTGATGATTATCTCTTATATTCCGAAGACATTAACCACGTATTGGCCGTATCCATCCAGTCAAGAACCTCAGGATCGAGCGGCTCGCCGTTGCGATATTTGGAGTAAATCTCACAATATTTGAGTTCTACTGCCGCGGCGCCATTGGCCATTGTCGGCAAAGTGTACGTTGCAACGTCCATAAAGGTCTCCCATAATATATATCTAAAATTAGCGAGAATATCTGCCGCTTTAAGGATTGGGGCGAATTATAATACTTCAATACAAGACTCAACAGTGCAAGACTTATACTTGGCAAGACCATAATGTTCGTGTTCAATCAGACATCTGAGATCTTCACTAATATCATACTTGTACGTAGTGTCTTCTAAGTATTCATCGGTAATTTCAAATTCGACAACTGCACGGATAATCATAATCAATCTCCCATAATATATATACAAAATTAGCGAGAATAAACGCTAAAGTGTGTGGCATCTGCTATTAGACAATCTTGTTTAGCCCGTATACGCGTACGTTTGTAAAAACTGCCATCAGGGCGCATCATCAGCCGGCCAACAGAAGCCATCCGAGGCCCACGATACCGGAGTCGAATGGGAATACCACTCGCTTTATAAGCCTTTAGAGTTTGCTCGCGAAGTTCGATTGGTACCCAATAAGCCAGAACGTTAGTCATGATATTTTCCTTTTCCTCATCATATATACAGAATACCATGATTTCTAAAATATGTACACTACTTTTTGCGTCCGATGCTATATTTTGTCACAAGTGTCCATTCGGCCTTCTCCTTGAAGGATATGATCTTGATCTGATTAAGTGGTGATAGTGGCTCTTTGGTGCTTTCCGGCTCTGTAATCTTTACCAAGCCCCAATCTTCCAACAGATTTGTGATAACATTCCTACGACCCTTGTCCTCGTCAGAGAAACTAGATGGTTTGCCATCAAGAGCAAAAAGCTCCTTGAAGTGGACGATTGCATAGAGCCCTTGCTTGTGGAGAATGTGGCACGATTGGTAAAGAGTCTTATCTTTGCGTGAAGCAACACCAATGCGCGTTAACGTTTCACGAACCTTGAGGAAATCATCATCCTCGCCAAGCTTTACCTTTATTCCGAATCCTCTAAAAATATCATTTGCATTATATCCTTTCTCGGCAAGGGCATCATTCTCTGTGCCCTTCATTAGATTTTTCTTTGTTTGGTTGATGCTCACAAGATAATCGAAGGGGTTAGCCATTACGCTTCCCCTTCAAAACCTCGGCCGATTTGTCAAAGAAATCTGCACAATTATTGCAAATCTCGAGATTATTCACTCCATCCTTAGATTGAAGACGAAGTTCATGAAACGATTCTTCAAGTGGATATTTGTCATTACAAACCGGGCATGATTTCTTTTTCGTAAAGATGCTCACAGAAATTCACAATCAGCCGAGATCTCTACCAATGCAGCAATCAAGTTAATCTCTGGATCGGCAGCAAATGCCTGCTGATACTGATACTTAGCTAGATGGAGAACCAAGATAGGAACACTATCGGCCTTGATATAAGTCTCGGCTTTATCAAAGAATGCACGATAAAAGTCGGCGGCTTCGATATCAGACTCTCCAACCCATTTGCGCATGGAAGTGAAGTTCTTATCCTTCATATAACCAATCATTCAGATAATCTGCCTCGTCAAGAATAACATACTTCCTACCACCAGACAATGAGACTGAACTGGCAAACCGACTAATGTCATTGCGAAGCGTATCAATGTTGCCATTCATAGACCCGTTAATGACAATATAATCACAACCAAGTTCTTCTAACATGGCGCGAGCTACTGTTGTTTTGCCCACACCAGGTCGGCCGGATAGGATTAGATTAGGAATGTTTTTCTGATTAACAAACTGTTGAAAGATCTTTTTCAGTTCAACAGGCAGAACCGTGTCTTGCACAGTTTTTGGGCGATACTTCTCCACCCAAATGAAATGCTCTAACATAATATATCTCCCTATTCAAAGTGCAGTAATTCACTAAAATGATGAATTATTGTATATAGGATGTCTCAAAAGGTCGAGTTAGACTCAACCGCAACAAAATATTCTACATTCTTGCCCTTGAAATGCGAGATCCCACGAGAAGTGATGGATACCTCATAATCACCTGGCACAAACTTGATGTTCTCTGCACGATACACTGCGCGGAAAGTCTTATTGGTTTCACCTACCTCGACACTAAACGTATCACTCATTGGGCCCTTACTATCAATGGCCTGAACATAAATCTTACCATCTTGACCAGACACGGCCAATTCTGGAAGGCTTGCTACACTAAGAGCCCGAAGAACCTTGCTAAGAGTTACATCAGTCAGAGTAAATTCAACATAAGGATCTGATACGTTTACTTCCTTATCAGGCGCAGCAAGGATAATTGACTCATCGGATAGCACATAATTGAACTTAGTATTGCCCTCACTGATCTTCATGGATCGGCCGTCAATAGTCAGTTCTGGATTATCAAATAATGAGATTGTCCCCAGTAAACGAGGCAGGTCATGAATAGCAAACTGTTCAGTAAACTCCTGCTCTACAATAGCCTGGGCCAGAACTGCGCGAGTAGGTGAAATAGTTCTAAGCTTATTGCCAGGTTTTACTAGAATGTTCTGGTTAATTGCAGAAAAGTTCTTAAGAATCTGTATAGTCATAGTATCAAATTTCATAATATATTCCTTTTCATTGTATAATAAGTATACACTAGTTTTTTAATTAAGTACACTACTTCTTCTTGCGTTTACCACCAATAGCACCAGGGTCTGCAGTGGCGGCGGCACCAATCTGGGCAAGATCAACAAGTGATCCGCCAAATATATACGAACCAACATGGTTCAACTGCATCCATGGGCATAGCCAAACTTTCAAGCCGGCATTACGAGTCCACTGGCAGAACATATAATCTTCTGATAGGTATCGCTTGGAGTACACACGGCTCCCGCTATCTGGGTCAGTAACAAATGCTACAATCTCATCAGCTGTGGCCTTTGGATTCTTCTCAAGAAACCATTTAAGCTCATGGTTAATGTTCGTACGCTTACCATCAATTGGTGTATCAAAATATGCCATGATCTCACGTGTACCATCAAAATGTTCTGTACGTACATGGTCGGGTTTATATGCCTGGTGAGGATATGTAGCAGCGAATTTCTCAAAAGTATTACGTCGAATCATCATGAATCCCGTGCCCGCTTCAAGTACTTCAGTCGGTTCACCAAGAGGAATGTGCCCGGTGCCAGATGCCGGATTGAAGACATAGTCACCAACATACTTTTCAAGATTATTGGGGTCCTCATCAGCAAAGCCCTTATCAACAGCCAGCTTAATCTTTTCCCAAGAAATGCACTTCTTTGGATAAGGACCAGCAATGATATCATAATCATCGTCTTCAGAATTCTGTGATTGTAGTGCCAGAAGAGCTATAACGTCATTGGCAGTAAAACCAATATCAGCGTCAATGAACATCAGATGAGTATCACCCGAACGCATGAATTCATCGACACAATAGTTGCGTGCACGAGTAATCAACGATTCATTAAACAGAAAATAGAATCGAACCACTACGCCATAGTGTACACACAATGCTGAAAGATCGGCGATAGACCGAGTATACATGCCTGAACAATTTCCCCCGTACATTGGGGTTGCAAGGAAAAGTGTACGTTCACGTAGCTTCCCGATTTCCAGTTTAATTTCTATACCCATATTTTATAATTCCTTATTTGTTTTCAATGTCATGTACATGGAGTTGAATAATAGCATAATGGATAACCTTCATGAGGTCTTTGCGCCATTCCGCTGGGGTACCTTTACGGCCGTATCGCTGTGTATACTTCAACATATTGCCTACGTTGAACCCGGTACCATGACCGCCATCTATAATAAATTCTGTGGCCTGATACTTATTTTGGGAGTAGTGCTGACTGTATGTGCTATTAACATAGGCAGCAATTTCTTCGAGAATTCGATCTTCATTGTATTTATACACGACTTTTGGTATCACACGAAAAAATCCTCAATTGTTGATGGTTTAATTTCACTTAGGCCATTCCACTTTCGGCCCTGCCAATGTGGGTAGGAATCTCTTGAGAGATGCACAGACTTGGGCTTTTCCATATATTGGAAGTCTAGTTCACCAGCAGCGTTTGCCATATGATCAGTCCATTTAATCAAGCGCACTTTGCCTTTACATAAATCCTTTAACGTCATAATAAAGATTAGCCGACATTCATTGCGCAGCTTCCATGATCCAAAGAATGGTGTTCCCTTATAGTTTCCGGTCTTTGGAAGTACCCGAGACTCGTTTTCAATAAGGAGCGGTTCATATACGCCGACACTGTCTACATTTACTGAGATACGATTAAGCTGTTCTACGTATCTCTCAACTAATTCTTCTGTGGCCCGATATGGATTATCCTGCCGGCAAAGATGGTGGCGAATATCAATGTTACCAAAATAGAATTCTACATTCTCAAGGTCTTGTTTGTAGAGAAACGTTTCGAGACCTTGGTTGAGAGCGCCATGTAAAGTCTTAAAAGGCACAGAATTACAGTTCCAACCACGACGATACATACAAATGGCATGACTATCGCCAGCCACTACATTAGGATGATCAATGAACCTATTAACTGTAATAGCAGTCTGTTCAATTCTCTTCAAGTTATCCCAATTAACGTTATGCCAATCCTGATGGACACCGTCAACTATACGTTTCATGAGCATCTCAGAATAAACTGGATGTTTAATGCCCATTGAATATACAGTTCCGGTAAAATATGAGTAGGCAATAAGATTATCTATGCTGCCATAGTTCTTCATACCACCAAAGAGATTTAGTGTACCACCCCAATCATTGCCATGGTACACGTACATCTCATCATATGCATTATAGTCTAATGCTATATCACCGGTCTTATTGACCTTGACTTCTTTACCAGACTCCTCAACCATATCAGCATAGATCATGCCTTGCGCAGCACGATGTGATGCAATATTATTGGAGATATGGGTGAATGGTGCTGTGAGGAGAACTGTCATTATCCTTTATACCACAGTGGCATAATTATGTACAATCTTTTTTGGCCATGGACGATAAGAATTCACATCATAAATGGTTTCGTCATTCAATACAGGTTCTTTCCCGACATTCCAGAATAGAATATTTCTTCCGGTATTTTTTGGAATGTATTTCCATACTTTTCCATCGTAAGTATCAATGCAAGGAAACGGTGGTAGATTGTCTTTATATTCACTTTGTGTGAAAGCCAAAGGTTCTGATATAACCTCGGCTCTTCCCAATTCCCCGGCCTTCAGATTGCGAGCAACGGCCACCGAGTGAAATTTGGCATTTGGCCATGCAATTTGTAGAGCCCTAGAAAGCACACCAGTGGAAATAGCCACGTAAACTTCATCAGGTGCTTCAATTTGTGATGCTGCTTTAATAATTCCAGCAGTAACCTTTTCGTGCTTTAACCCAAGCGGAACAAAGAATGCATCGTCTTGTTCCATTGCCCATTTTTGAGCAATTGCATTTAGATTAGGCATGGCGGCAATCCGGTGAAATTCTACTTCTGCACCTTGTTCAATACAGCAGGCTTGGTGTAGCGAGATCCTTCCAGAAGAAGGCATAAAGAGCTTGACCTTCTTATTATATCTTTTGGCTACATCAAGAATAGACACGCCGGCGAGTCCTGTGCGCGGCTGAACGTATACAATTGTGCCATGGTTGACACCAGAGAGCAAACAATCACCGCCCCTAACTTTTGTTCCAACGATAAGGTCATCGCGAACACACCTTATTCCGTCATGCATTTTTACAACTGGAGCTGGATATGGATCTACCCACGTATCGGCAAGTTGTAGATAATACTCCTTGGCGCCTTCCCAACCCATAAGGCCGACATCTTTATTAACACCGTCAATGGTATGTTTATTGTGGCTCACAGAGATTTTACCATTTCTTTATACTGCGCAACAGAAACGCCGGCCTTTTGTATTATATAGTCATCTGATGGATGTGTCTTCATACCATTAAAAGTATCAACAAGACCAAGATCTAACATAGCTTTCTGTCTACCGTATGGATGATCTTTAATCTTACATGAAGACCACAAGTTATCAAAGTCAAGATGATTATAGTCAGCCCCCGGTTTGACGTAATTTTCTACCCAACGGATAAAGTCACAACATACATCTTCTGCATTGTAAGGAAACGCACCAGTGTCACCATAGATCTTGTCCATGACAGTATCAAGAAACGCCTCTTGCTTCATCTTATCAGTATTCTTGGCCAAGTATGAGATACATTCGACTGCATTGGTACCATAGTAAAACGAGCTATCAAGATTGCAGTACTGCGGATACCAATCAACGATATCGGCCACAACTGCTGCATATTGGAACTTGTATTGTCTTAGACCGTTTCTGACATTCCAATCTAGCATCCAACCACCGATTTCACGAAGATCTCTTTTGGTGCCACGCTGAAGCCATTCGGCCAATTCTCGGGCCAACCGTGGCGCATACTCACCAAGATAATAGTCTCCGCCCTTTTTATACTTAGATCCAAGAAGTTTGGGAAATGCCGGAAACTGATAACCAACCGATGTATAGAAAGGTTGAGGATACACAGACAGGAATCCTACCATCTCCTCAATACTTCTGCAATGAGAAGTATTCATTAGTATTGTATTGTGGTACCCAGATGGCTTCTTTGCATAATTAATGCCAGAACCAGTTACACGATGCAGGATAAAGACATATAACCATTCAGGCAGATCAAAATCGGAATGCTTGCCAGTCCATTCGGTTGCAACCTGTTCACGCTGGCGGGTATAAATTCCTTGTTGCATCTTATGCCAATATGGATGATTATTTGTCCATCCATAGAATACATCATTAATAATCTGAGAGAATCCGGCATACTTCCGTTCTACAACATCATAAAGCTCGACTTTCTCCATGAGATCGTCGCCCATCTGGCTTTCGGCATATAACACTGTGCCCAGGTTGCACTTGGCTTGTTGATCTTTGGCTAGTTCAAAATAGCGAAGAAACTCATCATAGTATTCTGTCAGTTGCATAAATTGTCGGCCTTGGCAGCATCAAATTTTGATATAGTTAAAGTGTTTTTCGTAACAATGCAAGTTGCCAACATGCCAGATTATTTTAGTATTAGCTATACCAAGTGCCAATGCTAGCAACTTAACAACATGATCCTGCCATGCAAAATCATTTCTATACCCAAAGAAAATGTCATTGCTTCTCATCTGCACAATTGCCACCAAGGTATCATCACGAATCATATATTGCACGGCATTGGTGCACATAAAGTCTGACATACCATTGCTGTTATAATCTTCCCACATAGATGGGCGAGTATAAATCATTACGGCCCGGCGACTATTGGGATTGGACTTCAACTCAAAATATACATTGTGATACTGATTGCCATTATCATCATGCCAGATTGCCCAACCATAATTTGAATTGATCTTACCATCCTTATCGGCGACCTGCTCCCAAATAGCCGGAGTCTTACCAGGAATATCAGCAACATACAATGATTTTGACTTGTACCAATCTAATTCGCGTTTGATATAATCTAGATTAGGTTCACCAAAGATTGCCGGTTCATCTGCCTCAAATGTGGCACCAATCATCTCAATGGTCTTAACACCGCTCTTGTCAGTTACAAACCGGCCGGCTTGTAACTCATGATTAAAATGGTCGCGAATATGTGCAACCTTTAGCATCACTTTACCTTCTTTGGTCTATTAAGGAAGTCGCGGTTGGGATCTTGGCCTTCCATCTTGCCACGGATGTATGATATTGCGAAACTGGCATAATTTATCAAATCTTTGTATGTATCTTCGAGGGACTCAAAGTGTGCATCAGATTCAGACTCAAGAAGAGACTGAGCCCGAAGCATCTTGCCATGCATAGTATCATGAATAGAGTCTACACCACGCCGATAGTGCATGGCCTGCAGTACATTCGAGTTAGGGTTTTGATAATCCTGTGATTTGCGGATTTGCAAATCCATACACTCTTGAAGCACCTTAACCGACTCGCGAGTTATCACAGGCCTAGTTTTAACGGGCATATGAATCATCCTCTTCGAGGCGGCGGGACAAGCCGGCCGCGCGGGATTTCCAAATATATCAACGGCTGGTGGTGTCTCAGATTTAAAATCCCACGGGTCATTGTCGGGATGGTCCATATAATCACCTTTCATGCAAATACTGTATTATACGTATTATGCAACTCTACAG